AGGCGGGCGGAAAGCCGAAAGATAAGGTACAATGAACCCCGCGAAAACAGAGCGGTCGGTTTTCTGAAAAGCCTCGTGGGGGTCTCCAGACTCCGCGGGGTTTTTCTTTGCCTTCACCTCCACTGGGCAAGCCGGTGCCGGTGCCGGTTTGAAGCGTTTTTTGTGCGCATTCAACACCGGGTGGAGTTGCCGCAATTTTTTTGTGCCCCTTAAACCCCAGGGGAGTTGACGCTATTTTTTGCGTTACGGGTTCAGCTATATTGACAAGCCATACTATAGCTGACGGATAATTAACCTTTTGTGCTTCACGGTTTCAGGGCTTCTCGGACGGCGTTTCGGTCTGCGCTGAGGCCGCCGACCAGTCCGCCGCCTTCTGTAAGAAGCTCCGCACCCTCTGCAAGTAAGCGTTTACAGTCTGCGACTTGTCGCTCACAAGAGAGGCAGGCACTACCGGCGCCGGCGGGCACTCCACCACCGCCGGAGCTTGCGGCACGGCGCAGGCGCTCAACATCGTCACGCATACCAGCGAGCTGAGAGCCAAGCGCGTCGATCTCAGCCTGCTTCTTGTCGACAGCGTCGGCGAGCTTCTTCGCATTGTCAGCCTCCCTTTTCGTGAGCTTCGCTTGATACTCCTGCGCGGCCTTAGCGTAATCGGCTTTAAGGCGCTGGATGTCCGCAGTGCGCTGGGCGTCAGCAAAAGTGTATCCGGCGCCGAAGACGACCACGCCCGCAGCAAGGTAGAGCCATTTTGTCATCAGAAGAACAAGTGACCCAGCCCGAGGCCGATAAAGAAGGTCACGACCGACACGGTAGCCCAAAAGAGACGGCACTTACGGCGCGTCTCGGTATCCATCTTTGCCTTCTCGGCCTTGAGTTTTTCGTAGGCGTCCCGCGTGAGGTCTTCGGCCTTCACGCCGATTTTCTTAAGCCATTCTCGAAAGTCTTCGCTGTGCATAACGTACTCCTTGAAAAAAATAAAAACGTATTTGATGATCTCGGCCGTGGTCATTTTTTGCAGTTGTCCCAGCGCGCCTTGAATCCTCTTGCGTCAACATGGACAAAGCTGTCATATAACCCCACGCCGCCGTCCACATTAAGCTCTAAACAGAGGTCTTGCAGGGCAGGGAGGTCTTCTTGATGCTCCGGGCGTATGTCAGCCGCGAGGCCCCGGACGTGATAAGAGTTCTCCACGCCGCCCACGGCGCGATTGTGCTCCGGCGAGCGGTAAGCGCTATTGACGATGATCGGGCGGCCCCATGCCGTCCGAATTCGGTTCAATAAAAAAAGCAGCTCCGATCTGACTTGTTGCTCCCCGAACGGCGAGCGCTGGCCGTCCTTACTGGCTAGCTCCTTCGTGTCAAAGTATCCGATTTTCATTTTTGCCTTCCTTCGGCTTGTTGCCGATCTCATCTACCGTTTCATCTAAACGGGCGTTGATCTGTTTGAGGGCCTTGCGAATGATTGCAGGAATGCACCCGCCGAGATTCATCCGGTCAAGGTTCTCAATGATGCTCATGAACTCTGTGAAGCCGTAGGCCGCTATGACAATGCCCTGAAATACTGCGAGATAGTTCAGCGTGTAAGAAAACTGCACATCAAGGCCGTGCGCAAAGCCAACGACAATAAACATCAGGCCCTTTTTCAAAAGCCCACGCGAGACGCACCGGCTTTCGAAGTCGCGATTAACGAACGCGGCCGCCATGCCGGTCACGATGTCAGCGGCGATAAAGATCGCAAGCCAAATTATGAGCGGCTTGGTATCGAGGCCGAAGAAAAACGACAGGGCACCGGTGAGGGCGCCCACTGCCGCGGCTACTATTTTCTCGGTGCCTACTGGCATAAAGTCATTCGTCATGCGCACCCTCTCCGGCATATATCAATTTTTTCGGCCTGAGCCTTTGATCGGGTGAAAGTAAACCCAGTGCTGACCGTACACATAGCCCGGGACGGGCTCACCCCAAATCTTCCAGCCGGCTCCGATCCGCACGCACTTCCAAACTCCAAAAATTCGGTAGTGCTTCACGTAGTAAAACTGCCAGCAAACCGGCTTTCCTGCCCGAAACACTTTCCACCGGCAGACGCCCGAAATACCCGACGTGTCGCCAATAGTCGGATCGCCATCGACCCGCTTCACGTCTCCGGCCTGATGCTTAAATCCGATGACGTCAATGTTGAAGCCGTAGCCGCAGTTTCGCCATAGCCACGCCACCCGCCGGACGTATGTCGCTAGCGGGGCGGTTGATATGCCCCAACGCGCAAGGTGCCCGGCGTCGCCGTCAATGGGGTTATCCGGCGTCTGCCACCACCAAAGCCACGAAGGCAACCAGCCGCCCTTGTCGGCAAAGAGCACAACGAGCGGCGTTAGTAGACGTCCGAAAACGTCGAAGGCTAGCGAAGCAGGTAAAAAGCAAAGCCATCTCAAATACATGGCAACACCTATAAAAAAGCCCCTCAGTGAGGGGCGTAGCAGTTAGGGTACAAAACGTACCCTAGCTGAGGAGCTAACAAAAAGGGGCGTCAATCTTCACCATAGACCTTATCGGGCACGTGGCCGCCCGGCTTCTTGTGGGTCAGGTATTCAGGCTTATCGGGAGGGGGCAGATCAGGGATATTAGGATCAGGATTCGAGGGCTTACTACCCCCCCCCATCTACAGTGTATGCGTCGACGGTGGCTAAGGTAGCTCCGGCGGCATAGCCACCCCCGCCAAACAGTGCGTAATTCCCTACGGTCGTAGCTAGTAACGCGCTTCTGCCTTCACTCAGGGGCGTAGACGTTCTACGCACGTACGACGCATTGTAGACGTCTACTATGTCGCTATCGCCGCTGTTATTACTGCCACCGCCAAACAGTGCGTAATCCCCTACGGTCGTGGCGGCTAAATAAGCCCTTACATAACTCAGATAGTCGGGATTGCTTCGCACTAGAGAAGCATCGTATGCGTCTACCGTATGGAAATATTCATAAGGAGCGTAAGTATAACCCCCAGCAAACAGTGCAACATTCCTTAAGGTCGTAGCAGCTAAATAACTCCTTCCTACAATCAGAGACGTAGGACCGCCTCTCACTAGAGAAGCGCTGTATGAGTCCACCCAGGCCCAGTTAGTATACTTACCATCGTAATCAAAACCACCGCCAAACAACGCATAATCCCCTGCGGTTGTCGCGGCAAGCGATGACCTGCCTGCCGCCAGCCGTGTCACAATGCTTTGCACTAGGGAAGCGCTGTATGCGTTTACTGACTGAACATACGGGGGGTTGCCATTGCGAACAAACCCACCACCAAACAGCGCATAATTTCCTACTGTCGTTGCTGCTAGGCTAGAACTCGCATTACTCAGATTAGGGCAGATGGTTTGTACTAGTGATGTACTGTACGCGGTTACCAGCGCCGTAGGAAAGTTCGTCCTATTTGCACCACCACCAAACAGCGCATAATTTCCTACCGTCGTTGCTGCTGCCAGGGTGATTCCGTCGGGCAGCTGGGACGCCGCGCTTCGCACTAGAGAAGCGTTGTATACGTCCACTGTCCTACTTTTTGTGTTATCTTTATAGGATCCACCACCAAATAGACCGTAGTCGCCTACAGTCGCCGCGGCCATGGATCTCCTTGCTTCGCTTAACGGCGTCACTGTCCCATAGTACTCCAGTTTCTGCTCGGCAGAGAAAAACGGTCTCGCCTTCCCCCCCACACCAACATAGGCCTTTTTGACTTTGCGCGCCTTGTTGGCGACTCCGACGTAAATTTTTTTGACCTTGCGAGCCTTACCGGCCACGCCAACATAGCACGCTTTCGTCATATTAGTAGTCCTTGCCGGTGATTTCCTTGAACTGATCTTTCGTGATGACGCCTTTTCTCACGGCGAGGCGAACCATCTGCGCCGTCCAAAGGCCTCGGTCGAAATTGCGTTTTACAAGCTCGTAAGTCATGCCACGTCTCCCATGGATGCAAGGTTCTGATATTCAAGTGCCGCCGCAATACGTTCTTCTGCCGACGGCGTTGTGTCCACTTTCGGTTCCGTGTTGATGATCTCTTCAATCTTCGCAAGGGCCTCAGATTCAGAAAGTGCCGCGTCGATCTTATACATCGTGCGCATCGCAGATAAATTCTGAAAAGCCCACATCACCTCACCATTTTCGTCCGTTTCAACGTAGTGCACGAACGCCAAAGCGGCGGGGAACTGCTCAAGTACTGCGTCCTTCGTCGCCAAGGCACCGTTAGGGAACATATAGGTTTTTTCCCCGGTGTACTTTTCTACCTTCTTCATTGTTACTCCTTTTATTCGTAAACCAAATAAATCTCGCCAGTCGCAAGGTTGGACGATCCTGCCGTCAGGTCAGTGGTGCCGCTCGTGGCCTTGACGTACCCTGAGTCGTTCGTGAGCTCGGATGTTTTCGTCGGGATATTTCTTCTTAGGGCCACGATGCCCATTTGGTTTTCGGTAGCCATATGTTCGACCGTCTTTAAGCGCGTGCCCTGCGAAGTTACGTCAGCCGCAGACCCAGCGCCAATATTAGCGCGAGCCTGGGTCTGTTGCTCCGCGGTCAGCGTCTGAGGAACGTACTTTACGCTGTTGCTCTGATTCGTCTGTTGCGCGTAATACTTCGCAGAATACTTTGCGGTTTCGCCTGAACCTTCGACAGGGCCGTCCTCTTTAGAGGCCCAATCCTTCGCTTTTTGCGCCGATGCAGATGCCTCAGTTGCCTTCGTGCTTGCCGTCGTAGCACTTCCCGCCGCCGCGGTTTTGGACGCATTAGCCGCAGTCGCAGAATTCGCGGCATTCTTTTCGGATGTGGCCGCCGCGGTTTTCGATTCCGCCGCCGCAGTTGCAGAATTGCCAGCCGCCGTTTCGGATGCCTTGGCCGCATTCTGCGAAACCTTCGCCGCGTCTGCTGATGTCTTCGCCGCAGAGGCGCTACCTGCCGCCGCAGTTTTTGATGCATCAGCCGCAGAAGCAGAACTAGCCGCCGCAGTTTTTGAAGCGTCAGCCGCAGAAGCAGAATTAGCCGCCGCGGTTTCGGACGCTTTTGCCTTCGTTTCCGACGCTTTGGCGTTATTCTCAGAGGTCTTGGCGTTCGTCTCGGATGTCTTGGCCGCCGCCGCGCTTCCTGCGGCCGCAGTAGCAGAATCCTCTGCCGCTGTTGCAGAACCCGCCGCAGCATTCTGCGAAACCTTTGCCGCATCCTGCGAAGTCTTGGCCGCCGACGCGCTGGCCGCCGCCGCAGTTTGGGATGCCTTTGCCGCATCGGCTGATGTCTTCGCCGCCGCCGCGCTCGATGCCGCTGCAGTTTGGGATGCCTTCGCCGCATCTTGCGAAACCTTTGCCGCTGAAGCCGATGCCTCCGCCTCGCTTGCGCTCGTGGCCGCCGCGGTCTTGGACGCGAGGGCGTTCGTTTCGGACGTCTTGGCCGCCGCCGCACTACCTGCCGCCGCTGTGGCCGAAGCCGTCACTGTACCCTCAGAAGCCTGTGCCGCTTCTGCTGAGGCCGCCGCCGCAGATGCGCTTTCTGCCGCCGCGGTCTTGGACGATGCCGCCGCTGTCTCGGACTTCTTCGCATTGTTCTCAGACGTCTTGGCGTTCGTTTCGCTGGTCTTTGCCGCGCCTGCGCTCGTGGCCGCCGCGTTCTTGGACGCAAGGGCATTCGTCTCCGACGTCTTGGCCGCAGAAGCAGAACTAGCCGCCGCGGTCTGCGAAGCCTTGGCCGCGTTCTCACTAGCCTTGGCCGCGTTCTCACTAGCCTTGGCCGCGTCCTGTGAAGTCTTCGCCGCCGCCGCGCTCGATGCCGCCGCAGTCTGTGAAGCCTTCGCCGCATCGGCTGATGCCTTCGCCGCGCTATTCGAACTCCCGGCCTGTTGTGCGTAGTACTTCGCCGAGTAGTCGATCTCAGCGCCGTCCGGCAGGTTGTTTTCCGTCACCTTGCCGTCGGTCTTCACCGCCCACGCCTGAGCGAGCTGAGCATTCCATTTTGACGAATAGCCGTCGTCTTCGACGGCGCCCGTCATCAATGTCGCCCAGCGCTTAGACAGGTCACTGCTCGCTTTCGATTCGCCAGCAGATGCCGCAGAGTTCTGCGCTTGCGTCGTGGCCTCTGTGACCTTCTCGGTCATCACGGCCATGTTCTGATTGATTTCCTCGCGGATGGCGTCCGTGTCGGTCACGGCCTGCAGAGCAATTCGCTTCGCGTCTGCCGCAGTCTCGTTCGCAGCATTCGCCGTTCCAACGGCTTGAGTCGCCGCGGCAATTGCATTATCCGCCGTCGTCTGCGCGGCATTGACCGCCGTGACAGCCTGCTGCGCCGTCTTGTTCGCAGAGTTGGCCGTTGTGACAGCCTGAGCCACGTTATTAGCCGCTTCGGTCGCCGTAGTGACGGCATTCGTGGCATTACTTTCCGCTGTCTTAATACGCCCGTCAAACGTGTTAACAGTCGCGTCTAAGGTCTTGACGCTGCCCAGCGCCGAATTCGCAGTAGAGAGCGCCTCAGCCGCGTTCTGCTGAGCCGTATTCGCCGTGTTAAGCGCTTCAGTCGCCTTGTTCAGCGCCTCAGTTGCATCGCCCGTAGCATCGGCCATGTAATCGCCGAGGTTATTAATAGCGTCCTCTGTCTGCGTAAGAACAGACTGCCCGCTGATGGCGCCGGTCGGCGTTTTGACGTAATGGAAACGAAATTCTTTTGATGCCATGATTTACTCCGGCAACTTGACAAAATAGGCAAGCCGATAGAACGGCGGGCGGTCTAGCGTGAGCGTCTGCGTCTCGGATGAGCTTGTGATCGTGTGCGTGTGCCCTTTGCCTCCGCCGGTGTTATTGAGGTTCATACTGTGGCTGTGGGTCCCGTCGTATGACGTGTATCCTGTCCACGTTCTAGAGGCCGCAAAGGACGCGCGAGGAGAAGGATTTTCCGAGTCTCTGTTGTCGCTGTTAGGATAGCTCCCGTTCTGATAAAAAGCCCCCTCGACATGGCTAATTTTGTGATCGTCCACCGGGATCGCGCCTGTAATCTCCATCGTCCCGCGTCCGTGCGAATGGGCCCCTGTGGTCGACGTTGACCCGGTGTGTGAGTGCGCCGGAATTTGATCAATCGTCAGAACCGTTTCGCCTACAGTGCCGTTCACTGAGACCCCCGGCACCTGAAGGCTCAAGCCGCCGCCGGTCTTGCCTGCATCCGCAACATTGCTCGGAAGTAAAAACTTGTCGATGAGATTCGGCACATTCCCGCCGCGTCCATCACTACCGCCGTCGCAGATAACGTAAGACTCATATGCATCGGTACTGCCCCACGGGACGAGCCTTCTGCCGTCCGACCCGCCCAGCTTGCAGTTATAAAACGGCGTGACCTGTCCGGCCAAGACGCTGGGCAAGTCCTGATTGCTCCAAACAGTTTTGTCAGCAGAGGGGTTGACAACGCCCTTAGCAGTGCCCGGCCCGTTGGCCACGAGGCAACGATACTTCACGCCTGCGCTAAAAACCTCGTTTCCCGGCTCGTAGTCGAGCGTGGCGGTGTATTGCATAATGCCGCCCTGCTGGAACCAGCTGATGAAAGTTGAAAGTAGGTAGAGAACCGAATTAAAGTCTTCTCGGCGAGGCGGGACCCCTCCTTCACCTATAGGCAAAGAGTTCCATTTCCCCCAACCTTCTTCTTGCGAAAGACGGCCTGTACCTGCCTGCGATGCAGTAACTGGAACCGCGCTTTTATCGCCGTTTTGGGCAATAGGACATGAAAGTAAGTTTTGAGGATAATTGCTCATTTATTGGCTCACAAAGAAAGCCCCGTGAGAACTTCCCGCGGGGCGTTGTTTACTTCTGTTGTCTTGACGGTTTAGAGAGATTTTCTTCGCTACAGTTGTTGCGAATCCTTTGGTATATCAGTTGTCTTGATAGACCCGTTATTTCGGCTATTTCTGTAATTGTCCTCTTCTCCCCCCTGAAGATCACTCTGATGGTATCACTGCGATTTTGAGCGTTCTCCCGTCTCGTTACAAACCGACAGTTTTCAGGCGAATAACCTTTGTCGTTGTCGATTCGATCTAATTGCAATCCTTCCTTGTATCCGTTTTTCAACGCCCAATCTCTGAACGTTACATAATCGGACGCCCACTCTGAGCACACGGATATCCCGCGTTGACCGTAGTTTTTGAACTCTACGTGACTTTTGCAGGTGCATCTGTTTTTCATGCCACCCCAAACAATGTACAGCTTTGTAGCCTTTTTACCATATGGCGAGTCCCCGTGTTTAAAGTGTGTTTCTCTAGCCCTTTTAGGTTGCAAACACCCGCAAGAGCGCGTGTTGCCCGAGGTGAGTGAGGATGCCGCAACATCGTACTCGTTTCCGCACTCACATTTACAGCGCCACATATAACGACCTTCTTTGTTTTTGCCGTTCCGATACAACGCTGTAAGCAAACCGAACTTCTTTCCAGTTAAATCAGCAGGCTTCATCGCTTTCCGCTTGAATGAACATAAGGACAATGTCATTCTATCACGGTGAGGAGTTATCGCCTGAGATCGTCCGCCCCGGATTGAAAACGCCCTGGTTGAACGGCAACAGGTCAGACCCTTCAAATCCAAAGATTTTTTCATCCGGATAGATGATGAGGAAGTTGGTCATTACGCCTGCGGGCCTATTGAGCAAACCATATTCCTGAAGAACCGTCGCTTGCAAGTCTGAAATTGAACCAACTACAACAATGGATTGGATTTGCATGCTCTGATAATCAACTGCAAACACCTTGGTATCCGTCAACCGACTGAGCATTCGATTCATCGTTGCGCACGTCGAATCCGACACATTGCAAACCGCGCGATACATCAGCAGGAAACGAAAATAGTCGTCATCGAATCGGACATATTCGTCTTTGACCTTAATATAGCGATCAATGCCGATGCGCTTGCCCCACCAGTCAAGAAACACGCCCTTCGCCGTCTGTACGTCGGCAACCTGCACCGCGATATCATCAAGCTGGTCCGTCGCGTCAATCTCGTCCTGCAAAATCTTTCCGACCGCATTCATCCGCGGGGCGTGAGCGTACTGGCTTTGCATGGCCACAGACGCGCGACTTGTCACGTCGGCCATTTCGCGCACGTCTTCGGCAGCTTCAAAGTTCTGCCAAGTCTGTGAATCGCTCATAAGCTAGCCTCCGAAAGTCAGTGTGATCGTTTCAGGCGAGATTGTCGGCGACTCGTTCGCAGGCACCTCAACCGAGGCACCTAATGCGCCTTCGTTCAGTCCCACCGTGATGGCCTTGACAGGCGAGGTCGTAACGGCCTGCACGCATTTATAAAAGCGTGAAGCGTAAACCGTGCTCGCGAGAGTCACGCGCGAGTTATCAAGCTCGCCTAGGAAGTCTTTAACAATGGCCTCCTTGACTGCGTTCTGCGTCTCTGCATTCATGTCGGCGCTGAAAAACTCGACCTTAACGCGGAAGTCGACTGCCGTCGGCCGGACGATGCGATACGTGTATAAGGCGTTAAAGTGCTCTTTGTCGACGTACTTAACCTGCGTCTCGCCGTTCGTGCCACATCCCCCGGACTTGCGCTCAAAGATCACGCGAGCAATGTCCGCGTCTTCGCCGCCCACGATGCACACGGCAATGGAATGCGGCTCAAGCTCAAGGGCGTACATTGTCTTTTTTAGGTTCGTGTAGTTCTCTAAAACGACACAATCGAGAACGCCCTCAAGCTGCGACAAATTGGCCTGAACGTTGCTCACAGTGCCGTTGGCGTTCATCGCGTAGGACTCTTTCATACGGTTGCGCAATTCGCCATCCGGCTCAATGTCTCGACCCGTGGCGCCCGCGGCGGCATTGTTGACGGTATCCCATCCGGCAACTACGGTCACGATCTTCGTCACGGTTTCCGCACCGATTTCAATCGGCCCGTGTTCCACCGTTGCAAAGGTCGTTTCCAGCGTGCCCGCATCACCGATCGCGGCCCCCGCCACGGCAATGTGGCGCAACTTATTGCCGTTCGCATCCTCAACGATTGCGCCGTACGGGATAACCGTTCCGCGCAGGCCCGTGCACGTGCAGACGACAACAGTCGGCTCGGATACCTTGCGTTGTAGCCCGTAAAGGTTCGCCAGTGCGTCGAGAAAGATGCCATGCGCCACGTCGGGATTGTATTGATTCGCTAAAAATCCAACTTCGGAATTCTTAGCCTCAACCTCTGCCGTGGTCAAGTCAACGATCTGCCCGAGCGGCGAAGTTGAATCGACGTTGACGGGATCGCCGTTGGCGGCCGCAGGCATCGCGTCCTGCACGGCCCGCGCCAAATCGTCGCGCACTTCACGCGTCGACGGAACGACTACGCCCGTTTTCTGATTAAATGTAACTTGTGCCATGGCCGTACTCAGTTTCGATTTCAATTGTCCCGCGCAGGGTTCTTTCTTTCTTGTTCAATACCTCAAGGTGGATCGCCGTTACCGCAAGCACGCCCGGCACGCTGAGCGCCGCCCGACGCAATCGGTCGGTGACTACCGCAACTTGCAGGGGCCTGCTGAGCTGATCCGTGAACCAGTCTATTCCCTCATCGTAGCGAAAGTATGCATCATGAAGGAACAGACGGCATTCATTGCAGACGTTCTGACAGATCGCGTCAACTTCATCAAGCATCTTCAAATTGCCATTAGCGTCAAACTGCAAGTCCCAGTCTGAAGAAAGACCCAAAGTCTTCTGAGTGTGCATCTCGCCCCCTTAATGCGGTCCTGACGTTTCTTTGCCATCGCCCTGCTCGGTGTGGGTGTGACTCGTGAGGCTGATGCCGCTCGCCGTAACATCATCAGAAACCTTAATCGAACCCTGGAATGTAGCAGTCGCGCCCCCGGTGCCGCCCGTAATGCTCATGCCGGACGTGCCGGAGATGTGGCCCGTGACCGTCAGATTCTTTTGAATCGCGACGTTGCCCGTGAATGTGCTCTGAGGACTGTCAACCGTCAGCGAACTCGACGCATTCACTTTTGCGGTCTTCGTGACGACTGTCGCTGAATCCTTCGCATTCACCGTGACGGTCTCGCAATCCACGATTACCGTCGGGCTTTCTAAGTGGTGCTGCTTCGGTGCGACGACATGAATCGTCCCCTTCTCTTCGATGTGGATGAAGGTCTTCGGCACCTGCCCCCAAAACCCGCCGAGGTAAAAGCCGTCGGACATATCAAAGCATCGGAACGTCCCCGGCGCAACCGGCGTATTGCCGCCCGTCAATCGGGAACAGTCCTGCTGAGCAAAAATCGCCAGCCCGATGTCGCCAACAACCGGATCGCAAATCACAGCGGCGGTGCCGTGCTGAAGTCTGAAATACGGGAGGTGCGGAATGCTCACGGGTTCCAGTACATTGCCGTCGGCACCCGTCTGACACACTAGCGGCGTGGCGTCAACGTACAGAGCGCCGCTACCGTCGGCCGCACGCTCGACCACGTCAACGCGGACGGGAATCGCGGTACTCACCATCTGTTTGACGATTGAACGCGTGAAAAATTCCTGCGCATTGAGTTCCGACCCTAAAGACGATACCCGCGCATTGGTTTTAAGCTCAGTCATCTGTCAACCCAAGTTCCTGCGATTTCTGTCCGCCACGCGCCTCCGTTCGGAAGGTTGGCGGCAATGTCGTGCGTCACGCTGTAAATTTTCCAAACCCCCGTAGCACGAGGCATCGAGCTTTCAATACGGCACAATCCGCAGACCATCAGGACAGGATTAAACAAGCACACCGCCCGAATGCCTAGCGAGTCGAAGCTAGGATATCCGATTTCCCCCGTCTGCGGGTTGATGACGTCAATGGCCACGGCCTCGCCGCGCGAACTGTCGGGGCCTACCAGCACCATCTTTTGATCGTCAATAACGAGATCGGCGCCGATTGTGTCCGCGACCCACTTGCTTTTGGTAATCGGGTCGCCGTTAATCGTGCAGTTCGTCAGGCTCGATGTGATGCCTGACGATTCGTATTGCAAGCCCGCCTCACCCGCAAAAGCCTGCATCAGGCTGTCAACAGTCTGCTCCCCTTTGACCGCCACGGGAGGCGAGGGGATCAGCTTCGGATAGGCGGCTGAAATGGCCTCAAGGCGCATCACGGGAGACGGTGCCGCATTCATGTCCGGCGCCGCGTTCATGATTTCGCCTTGAAAGACAACGGCGAGCTCGCGCCCCTCTTCGCCTGCGGCAATCTCAAGCACGTTCCGGCGTAACGACAGCGCATCAAAAGACAGCATCGTGAGCTGCATCATTTGATCCTGCGACAGGCCCCAAATCGCTACCTGCGCTTTCGGAAGTTCCGGCGCCCCCTGCTTCTGAATCCGAACCGCTATCGCGTTCTCCGTGAACGTCATCTGTGAGCCGCTGGCGCCGCCATCATCCATCGTGATGCGGATGCGGATAATCTTTCGCGTGTAGCTACTCATTGGCCGCCTCGTAGACCAAAATCCACCGGTCGCCCAGTCCGCCGTACTGCGGGCGGTCGTTGCCCTGCGTGTCAACCCAATAGAGCCTGGTCCGGGCTACGGTCTGCGCGAAAGGGATCACGCGCCCGCGTGCAACCGCCAGCGCGTTATCGACCACCCGCACGCCGTCAACCATCAACGAGGTATAAATAAATGCCCCGTTTTGGCGTACCGTCACGCGATAATTCTGCCCGTTGACGACTGCGCTCACCGCCTGAAACGGCACGGCAGACAGAGGAATTTGCATCCAGCTCATAAAAGGCCCTCGGCAAGTTTTGCGGCCAGCGTCTTCGGTTGCACCTTCCCGGCGCTCACTTCGTCCGAACTCGTCGGATTTTGCGGCGACCAAACGACTTTACGCGTGCCGGTCTGAACCGCCCGGATCGTGATAAAGCCCAATTCAACGATCAGAGAACTCGCGTTCTGCGTGACCGATCGCGACTGGCTGATTGTCTCAAGTGCGAGATTTTCGACCACGAAATACGGCGTTACGAGTTTGCAAAGCGAATCGGTGCCAATCGCCTGCTTCAGACTCCGAAGCGCATTTAGGGCTTGCGTCTGAATCGACGGATCACCGTCAAGCGCAAGCGATAGCGACACGGCATCAGGTGCCTGCACCTTGTTATAGGCCGCAAGGTTCCCGCCCTCTAAAGGCTCGGTAAGCACGCGAGCGGCTTCCGCAAGCGAGCAGGACACAATGCCGACGTAATCGCAAACAGGCCGATCAGAAGCGTTGAGAATCGCCCACGTTGAAAAGTCCTGAGCCATTCAATTCCTCACTTCAAATTGACGCCGCGCGTCGACTGGCCGATAAGTTCCGCCTGCCGATTGAAACCGCCCGTGACCGTGGCGCCGATGGCTCGGCTGATGGCCTGCGCGTTGTCTCTTGTCTCGATGTTGTTCACGACGTTCATGCTCGCGTTAGTGACGACGTTGGGGGCCGCGGCCTTGTATGCCGCCTGCTTCACAACGACAATCTCGCGCTCGCGGGTGCTCGTGGGCTGGTTCTTCTTCTCCTCGTCGGCCTTGTCGCCGCTAAAGCCGAGGAATTTACCGATGCCGCCAAAAAGCCCTTTAATGGGTTCGCCAATCTTCTTTTTAATGAGATCGGCGGCGTCATCGAACCACCCGGTAAGCGTCTGCCATGCCGTCTTTAGCGCCTCAATGATCGCGTCCGGAATAGCCGTAAAGACTGAGGCTATACCCTTGCCGACCTTTTTCGCCGTCTGCCAAAGCGTGTTAAAGCCGATGACAACGCCGTTAATGGCGGCAACCAACCCGACGATAACGACCGACACGGCCTTAAAAACAAGCGTCAGGGCGCCGCCTAAAAGCGGCTTGACCTTGTCCCACAGCCATGTAAAGCCCTCGCCGAGCGTTTTCAAGCTCTCGCGCAACTCTTCGATGTCGGCGGCACCGGCGCCCATCGTCTTGAGCATTCGCTCTAAAAGACTGTCGGCACCTTGGGCGAACCCAATCAGGTCGTCAATAGCGAGCACCAGGGCCGCTACGCCTGCCGCGATTACCGTCACCGGCAGGGCCGCCATATTAACGGCCACGCCGAAGGCCCTCACGGCAAGAATCGCGTTCTTAATCGCATTCAGGTTTTTAAGCCCAAACACAAGCCCGAACCCGACCGCGAGTAGGGCGAAGGCGCGGGTGTTCTCGCGGATAATCCCGACCAGCCCACTCAAGCCGTCAAGCACCTTCGTGACGCCCGGGAGCACCAGCCGCACGAATACATTGCCGACGTCTTGCGCCGCAATCTTGAAATCCATCCACGCGACTTTGAACGCGCGGGCGTTCCGACTGTCCTGCGCAGTAAAAGCCGTCTTGCGGTACTTCGCCATTAAGGCATCGAGCGCCTTTTGTCCTTGCAAGAAGATAGGGATGGCATCGAGCGCCACGCCCTGCGCCTGCAAAAAGCGCTGAGCCGCGCCGCGACTCATGCCCTCGACTTTGCTCGCAAGCTGAAAGACTTCCTCAGCCGGTCGCCCGGTCTGCTGGAAGTAAGTCTTCATCGAGGCAAAGATTGATTCGGCAGAACCCCCGGCGGCCTCTGCGGCCTTCCCGAATGCGTCAAGCTCGCGCACCGACACACCGAGCTGAGTCGACAGCCTCGCGAGCGATTCCGACTTATCGACATAATTGCCGAAGGTCTGCGCACCACCGGCCACAAGCCCGAAGGTAGCGGCCAGCAGTCCGAGTTTCGAGCGCACCAGCTCAATGGCGGGCGCAGCACCTTTGAAGGAATCGGCAATAGCCGCCGCGGCTTCTTTCGACGCTTCGCCGAGCTTTTGCACGCGTTCGCCCGCACGCGAGAAAGAGAGCGCAGAAACGGCGCCCGTGTCTTTCGACTGCGTGCCGACCGCTTCAAATTGCTCTTTGGCCTTTGTCGCAAAGTTCTCGACCTTCCCACGAACGGCATCGACGCCCTTGGCAAACTCCTTCGCGTCAAGCCCGATGGAAATCAGTAATTCGTCAATGACAGACATCAATCATCCCTGCGGCTTGCTAGCCATTCATGGTAGTTCTGCAATGTCAAAACCTCATCAAGGTCGTAGACGTCTTGCAGGCTGTAATAGGTTTGAACCTCCCGCAGGCTCGCGAGCCGCGAGGAAACGGCACGACCGCAAACCGGCGGGAGATTCGCTAGTGCCGACGTTCCTTTGACCTTTAACAGGTCAGAACGCCACGCATCGTGGAGAGGAAGTGCGAGAACCCGCCTTTGCCGAAAAAACCGAAGTTCGCCTGTACGGCCGCCGCCTTCAGAAGAAATACGGTCGTCGGGTAGTCAATCTTCCCGTCAAGCGTGTCGGCGTCCACCGGAATGGTCGCCCCGCCCTGCACGATCTCACAGCACGAAAGCAGCTCATCCCAAAGCGGCGCAACCTTCTCGTAGTCGACGGAAGAAAGCGCCTTGACGATCTCCGTCGCGTCGGCGTCTTTCGTCAAAGACGACAGGCCGCCGCCCAGCGCGAACGCCGCACGGATCAGCCAGCGTTCCGCCTTAAGGGCGGACATCGGCTTAATCGAGAACGTAAATTTGCGCTCTCCGTCTTGGAGTGTGATGGTTTTGGCCTCGCGCATTACTGGCAGTCCTCAAACGTCATTTGAACCGTCACCGGGTCCTGCATGCGGTTGGCGGCAGGCATCGGCATCATCTGAGTAAAGACGCCATTGACGAACTGATAGGTGCGGTCTGTTGCCGGGTAATACACCGTCAGTTCGACGCCAAGCGGCGTTTTAAGTGACTTCTGCAGGGCCTGAGCCTCGCGCAGATAAGCAATCGCGGGCGCGGTCGGCTGAAGCGTCAGATTGACGACATAGGGATTCGGCGTGTAGCCCTTGACGAGATGGCCATCAAGCGTCATGTCCGCCTGCACTTCCTGCACGGCGTCGGCGGCGATACCGGCATCCGTCGAGAACTGAGTCAACTGAATGCCCGACGGGCAGACGTTTTCGATTTTGAGCCATGCGACTACGTTCGCTGAGGTCTTATTCTTTAACGGCATTTATATGCTCCAAAAAAGGCCGCTACGGCGAGCGGCCATGTGACGTTTACAGGACTGCGGATACCGGCAAATCGACCTTCTGAATCGAACCGCCGTAAGCGTAATAAAGCTGAGAGATCGGGGCGCCGCGCTGAGCGCGAACGGACGCGCCCGGATCGAGCACCTGCAAGAAATATCCCTTGCTTTGCAGTTCGCGCGGTGCCTCTTCGTTGCCCGTTTCCTGCATGATCTGCGCTTTCTGACTGTCGCTAAGGCTAATGCCCGCGTCAATGACGCCCGCATTCAAAGCCTGCGTGATCGGGTCTTGGCACCACGATTTGAGCATTGTGAAGCCCGTCGCATTGTAGGGCGCACGGTTGACCGTAGCGAAGCCCTTCATAATCGAGGTCTGCAACTTCGAGCGAAGCCAAATAGAGCCAATCAGCGTGTCATAAAACCCGTACATAGCCGGGTTGCAAAGGGCGCCGCGATTCGTGAACTGAAACTGATCATTACGCGTGGCAAACTGCCCGATGTAGGAGACGGCGAGAGCGTCAAGCGCCTGAGCTTCCTGCTCGGTCGTCACCGTCGGCGTCAGGCCGCTTGCCGTCTTGCCAAAGATGACTTTCATGCCCTGCGTCGCATCCCATTTGATCGTGGCAGGGTAGGCCACGGCAAAAGCCGCCGTCCGGCTGTCCTGCGAGTAGATCGGGAAGGTGCAGTTATAGCGATTCTTCATCGCGTAGGCGAGTGTCGATTCCTGCGTGAGGGTGCTCGTCATCTTCGTGTCACTCGACCAGAAGACATACACAAAATCGTCTTCGATATCGGCCCACGCGGCATAGGCTTCGGCCTCAGCCTTTTCAGTGACTTCCCACAGGGTCGTGAACTGCGCCCAATTGGACGTAACGGAGCGGACGGCATCGAGCGTAGCCGCTTCGGTCTGAGCCGTGGCGCCCTGAGAAAGGACGGCGCCCGCGGCCTGCGTCAGGTTGAGTTTCGCAGAGAGGTCCGTACCACCTTCTCCCGCAGAGGCATAGCCCACAGTAGACGTGGCGCCCTTCGTCGAAGAAGTGAACGTAAATGTCTGCGTGTTCGAATCGTAAGAGCCCGTGCAGCCGGTCAGGGCCGTCGCAATCTTCGTGGCAACATCCGAGAGAGACGTGGCGCCCGAGAGGTCAACCGTTGCGGCGGTCTTTTCTTTGCCGTCAATCGTGAGCTTCATGGCGCCGTCCTTAATGGCCTTGAATGCGGCCAAGTCGGCAGATACACGGGCACCACGAATCCACGCGGCGCAATCTTCACTGATGCGGCGCCCGATGACGAGCGCAGTCGGTGCCTTCTGCTGATTCGTCAGGCCCGTGAAGTACTGCTGAGCAAAGCGAGCTTCGTCGGAGTCCGGACCGAAGAAATCGGATACGGCTAAGGCCGAGGCGAAGGCGACGGCCGGGGCTCCGGTCGGCAGCAGTGCGCTCTTTGTGAGCACCATGCCGTTCGTTTCAAGATCGGAAGCGCCCGCGCTGATGGTGCGCGGCGTGATCGCGACAAGATAACCAGCTGGAATTGACATTTTTTACCTCATGGTTTGTATTTCGTGTCGACGTTTATCACGTCGACAATTGCGGTTTTGAAAAAATCCTGCGCGAGTTTCACGCGCTTCCAATAGCCCAAGTGCAGAACGAGAGTCCAACGGCTCACGTACTGTTTGGAATCCATTACGGCGGTCAGGTTCTGAACGCCTTCGGCAAATAAACAGTCAATGCCGAACGCTAAGAAGTGCTGCACGCCGAAATCAGAACGCGCGACTGTCTCATACGTCTGCGCACGCTCCAATGCGTCGAATATGTTCGTCGAATAGACGTCGATTTGAATGTCGAGATTGACGTACTCGGCAAGCTCCATCACCTCATCGCCGTCAGGCTTCCAGCTCTCAATGTTTGATCCGCTTCGGGACTGGCGAATCGGCGTGACGATGCAGAAGTCATTACCGTCCTTCGGGAGCGTTCTATTGTTGCCGAAGCCGTCAAGAACGTGCATCTCGTCCGTGAGGGCCGGGGCCGCGAAGTTGTAGCAGAACTTAATGCACGCGTTCAGTATGTCGGCCTGCGATATGTCTTTAACTGCCGCCATCGGTTGGCTCCTTTACTTTGAAGCGCGGCGGCACCGTCTGCAAAACGGCCTGCACGCATACCCATCCTTCGTGCGTGAAATCTTCAATCACGGCATCGACAAGCCAATAGGCGCCGCGATCGTCCTTGAGTAAATCCCCCGACCTGCCGAGCGGGCGCCACGACGCCCACGGGCGCGAAGAAGCGTCATCCGTCGCGCGAAGGTATACCCTGCGGACGGTCGTCGCCTCGTTGATGCGCTCGGTCTGAATGATCTCGTCGGCCTTGATGCTCTGCCATTGGCCAAGCACCGGCACCGGACCAGCGAACACGGGGAGTAAGTCGCCGCGCTCACCGCGCTCCTGCTCCCCCGTCATCGTGTAAAGCTCGGCGGGAAGATCGCGGGCAACGGCGGTTATCGCGCCCCGCACCACAGCGTGTAAATTCATTTGTTGCGAACCTCGCTGCTAATCGACCTGATCAAGGATGTTGTGTCAATCAAGGGCGCCGCCGGGTTCTCCCTGCGCTTGCGCTCCTTGGCTTTAATCGTCTCGGGCGAAAGCGGTTCAAAGTCCCCGCGCTTAATCGTTGCGATAATGTCCGCACGCATCACGCGACCGACGACGCCTAACACTTCCTCGGCCCTTCTGATGCCTCGTCGCTTCACGCCCATGGCGAGCTGTTCGCGCCACTCCGTTTTGTGGCCCTCGACCGTTTGCCGAAGGAAGGGACGCGCAGGCATCTTCGATGTGCCGTATTCAAGCGCCAGCCCGTAGGCGGCTACGCTCGCGCCCGTGTCGGAATTCGTGGCGCCCCGCAGCACCCCCGCAACGGCCTCTAGCTTGGCTTGATGAGCGGCCTTCGCCAGCTCTTTTAATCCGCCTTTTGAGTAGACGACCTTGACGCGCATTTAACCACCCATATAGATGTGATGGACGCCAAAATAGAGCGGCCCTTGTGCGTAGCGCTTGAGAATCACCCACGCTTGCGCGCCGCACTTCGTCGAGTTCCACCACGCGGGGTTAGAGGCATCAACCATGCCGCCAAACCCGGCGCTAACGGAGCCTTCGCCCGCGGTCTGCAACGGCCCCGCCTGCTGATCGCCCCAAATGTAGGACTGCGTGGCAATGTGGCAGGTCAAGAGGGTGAGAACAACCGCCCGTGTCTTAATGGGCGGCTGTGCATCGGGATCGTAAGGAATCGCGCTGTCGTCGTCGTTGCCGATCAGCTCCGCCGCCTGATCAAAGCACGCCTCAAGCATCTCATCAGTAAAGCGCGTGATGTCGCTGAATGCGGGGTATACCTTTCGGAAGGTCTCGGGATCGAAAACGACGGCAGTCATTGGCGTTATTCCTTGGTTGAATTCTTTTGAGGCATCGGGTCGTCGCCCGTCTTTTCGTCGGCGTGGTCAATCGCGAAATTTAAGCCCTGCGCCTCGCTCTTCTTTTCCTTGATGCGCCCGGATGCGAACCACGGGCCATAAGCCTGACCCAGTTCGGCCTTCACCTGCTCCCACAAGGCGCGATCGACAACCGTCACGCCGTAACCACCGGCAGGCAGTGCGCCGCCCGAAGCGTTCGCGAGATATACGCCGTTGCCGTTGATGGTGACGCTCTTGCCGTTACTCAGCGTGAATTTCTGAGAGATGCGGGAGCGGAAAAGGATCGTGACCGTATCCGACGTCTTGGCAGTGTTGCCGACGCTCACCGTGGCGCCGTCTTCGCTGATTACCTTGACTTTCGGAGCACTCGGAGCGCGCTTCACTTTAGTTTCCTGATTGGCCATTTTTTCTGTTTCCTTAAAAATTGAACGGGGAGAGCGTCAGCCCTCCCCGGGGCTTTATCAATTTGACAGCATCGTCAAATTGATCCGGTCATTACGACTTCTGAATACCCGTCATCGTCGCGACAGCGAACGGACGGAACAGCAGACAGCCGGTAGTGGACGATGCCCACTTCTGAGACATGGAAGAGTGCTCGACGAGAACCGGATAGGTTTTCAGCTTTTCGAGGAAGCCGAATTTTGCCGTCGGCCGTCCTGCGATTTCCGTCGCGATCAGCATGGCTTTGCACACGCCCGTGTCATCCTGCAACTGCGGCAGAGAGATGATCTCAAGGCCCGGGAAGAAGCCCTTAAGGGTCTGCAGAACCGGCGCGACGCCGAGCGTCGTCGTCTTGGCCAACTGACCCATAATGGACGGCGGCACCACGAGTTTAAGCTTGCTGTTAAAGCTCACATAGCCATTGGACGCGGCGGCGATCTGATTGAACATCGAAAGGATGTCGTTATAAATCGCGTTCGCATCCTTGTCGGCCCATGCCGTTTTAGCATCGACGGTAGCGGGCGACAGGGCGGCGGGCAGTGCCGGGTCGTTCAGAAGGCCATAGATGGACATACCGCTCACGCCAAACAAGTTGTAATTGTTGGCGTCGATTTCGATCGCGGTTGCCGCGGCGCGCTGTTTTTCAGAAAGCAAATTGATCTTCTGAGCCGTCGCGATGTCTTCTTCCAAGTCGCCGATCTGAATGAACGTTTGGAATTTGTACGTCTCGCGCGTCACCTGCTCGATGTTGGCTTCAGACAGCAGGCCGCGACCGTAGTCGCTGTATGCCGTCGTCTGACCAACGTATTCGACAGCCGGGAACATGGTCTGAACGTCCTTCCAGTCGCCGCGCTTTTCTTCGGAGAAAATCTCCGTAGAGTTGCGGGGAGCCTGAAGGATTTCGACAATCTCAGGGCTATAGTAGGTTGCAAAGAGTGCGGGCGTCTGCACGTTGGCGACGGTCTGCAAAGCAGCGTCCATCGCGATATCGGCAGTGCCGTTCTGAGTCGGAAGAAAACGCCCGTTGCCCTTGCAAAGGTCAAAGCCGAGGCGCTCCATGGTTTCACTTCGTGCCATTTCTAATCCACCTTTCAAAAAAGATTAAGCCGTAGCCATCGGAGGCACGACATTGGGCTGCTGGTTGCTGATCAGCACAAGGGACTTCGCTTCCGTGCCAAGCACATTCTCGACGACGAAATTCGTCATCGTGAAGCCTTCCTTCTTGGCGGCGCTCGTCTGCGTCGTTACAGAGCCGTCAGTCTGAGAGGCGAGCACGTAATCGCCCACCTTGGCCTGCGCATTCTGTGCGACAACCCAAAACTTGCCGTTCGTGGCGATCTGAGCGAACCCACCTTTAGGAATGGTCATCGCATTATCGGCAGTCACTTCGCCCGTAATGTACTGGCGGGTGTAAACGACGATGCCGCGCAGGATGCCGGTACCGGCCTTGTTGACCTTCGTTCCGGCGGCGGTAGCGTCTGCGAAGCAGAAATTACCAACCGTCAAATCAGAGGCGGCCTGATAAGTCTGCGCCGTGTAGTGCGTCTCAACAACGCTAGCGGGCATACCCGCAATCGCGGGGGCAAGCCCCACATTTACTTTGGACTGGAGAGCCATTTGCCCATCTCCTTATCGAATGAACTGCTTCAGAAAATCTTCGTCGCTCTTGGGTGCCGAATCCATCGCACCGCTCGGGGCGGCGGTCTTGACCGACTGCAAAGCGGCGAAAACGTGTTTAGCGGCGCTCGCCGGGACGTTCTTGACGCCCATCGCCTTGACGGCGTCGAGATAGATCGCGTCGGCGCTATCGTAGGCCATCGGGTCGACGTTGCCCAGCACGGACTTGACATCGGTCGCCGCGCGGTACTGGGCAGACAACTGCCCGCGCACCGTCTTGGCAATCATGGCCGCGTCCATGGCGCCGCCTTCGGGCTTGGCTTCGCCCGCGTCTTCGTCTTCGGCTTTGGCCTCGTCCTTGGGCTCGTCAGCGTCTTCGGCGCCTTCGGTGCCTTCGGGCTTGGCAGGCTCTTCGTCTCGCGTGCCTTCGGTTTCCTGCTCGGCCTCATCGGCTTTGCTTTCTTCGAACTTCGCGTGAGATTCGGCAAAAGCGCGCACAAGTGCGTCCTTCTGCTCGGGCGTCAGCTCAACGCCTGACTCGTCGATAGTCTTGCGTGCAAACTCCGTGAAGTCGTCACACGCCCCATCAACCTTTGTTTCTTCACTCATCGTGATTCCTCTCGGTTTTTCGTCAGAGACATAGCAGTAGGGAGCTCTACCCTCGTGAACAAGTGCCACGTGATTGCAAGCGAGCTCGCGCATCACGAAGTCATAAGCAAGCCCGTCCGGAGTCTCCCCGGGCGTGAAATCGGGCTTATATCGGTATCCACAACTGAGATCGCGCAATGTGCCGTCCTCAATCGCGGAAATTGCTTTTTCATCCCATACGCTCAGCGCGTTGGTGATATATGGCGGCTCCCACTTCGCGCTGGTGCCAACGGTGCCGACACGAAGCTCTTTATTAGGGTGCTCGGCGCTGTCGAACTTGTGTTCGATCAAAAGCGGCACGCCGTTGAATGTCGCGAGTGCCGCCTTAAGCTCGTCAGGGTTGCGCCAGCCGTAATAAATCCGGTCCGGGTCTAATTGCCGCTCTTCCCATCCCGGAATCTCGCGCCCGTAGTAAGGCGCCACGTGGTCGCGAGTTAAATTCGATGTCTTGACCTGCAAAAAGCCGTTTTTGTCGCGCGTCCGCGCAGACTCCATAACAACCTTCTCGTCAAGCGCTAAGAGTTCTTTTTCCATAGCTTCCTACTCAATAGTGGACGATATCCACATTGGCAACCAGGTTCTACACCGGGGAGGACGTAACGCCCAACATCGCGGTCGTAAAGTCCTTTTTTTAGGTCGAACTTTTTGCCGTCCATCTCTTTGTGCGTCTCGCGGCTCGTGTGCTTTCCGGGTACGTGAATCCATTCGCCATGCTCAACACCAACCTCAAGATCATTCGCGCGGCACAGGGCTTCAGTCGCCTTATTGCACTGATCGCGGGCAATGAAGTCCGCGCGGCGCTGGGTGATGTCGTAGCGCTTGGATAGCTCGGACTTAAGCCCCGCCACGTCTCGCCCGTCGGTCACGGCCCGCATGACAAGCCCCTCGACCTCCTGAAGGTATCGGGAGCTGATCGACTTAATGAGCGACGTGTTGGCGTTCACAAGCGCGTCAAAAGCGTCTTGCGAAATCTGCCCCTTGTCAAAACGCAGGTCGAAGGCCTCAAACCCCGAGGCCCGTAGCGCTGAGTTCTGCGCCCGGTCGACGTGGTCGCGCGTCTTTCGGACAAACCAGCCCGCTGTGTCTTCGGCAAAGTCCCGCGTGCTTTCTTCCCACTTCTTGCGCATCCGATCAATGATCTTTTGCAAGCGCTCGGCGGGGGATTCAGCCTTAGCGTCTTTCGCAATCCGCGGCTCTACCCTGCGATAAATCCCCTCAAGCTCTTTGGCGACGTCTTGCGCCATCTGACGCACGAGCGAGCGCAGTTTGCCCGCGTACGCCTTCCGAAGCCCTGCATTAGGACGCACGGCCCGGATGCGTACGTCAGTAGACGGCGCCCGCCTTGTCGATGTCATCGCGCTCCTCCGTGCTCGTGCTGCTCATTTGGCCAAACGGGTCTTCCGGCGCCCCGGGGGCTTCACCCTCAAGATCGCCATACGGATGATCCTTGGCATTACTCAACGCCGCGCGGACTTCGTCCTCTGAGAGCACCCCGCGATCAAGGTAAACGGCGGCCGTGTCGGCCATCATCTTCTTGACCTCTGCCGTCGTGCGCTCGTCATCTTCGTCGAGGGAGCAGAATTCAAAGCTCAAACTAGGATCAATGTCACCGAAGAGATTGATCTGCAAAATGCGCAGTATCTCCTCAAGCGGGCGGCGCAGAATCTTCTCCTGCCGCGTGGCGATCAAGTCGGCCTGCAACTTAATGTCGCTCTCGCCCGTAGCATTAAAGCCCGAAGGCGACAGCCCGAGCGTCTTCACTACACCGCTTTGGTTAACGGACACGACGAACTCAAGCGACTGGCGCACGATGTCCGTTAGGCCGGTAATCGGCGTGTTGACCTGCACGAAGTCTTCTTTGTCCTTATCGAGAAGGCCCACGCCGCTATTGTCGCGGAACTTCGCAAAGAACTTCACGCGGTCGCTAACCGGTTGCCACGACTTTCGCGCAAAGAGCTGAGCGCCCAAATCGGTCTTAATGAAGCTCGTCGAGAACTTTGTAAGAAGCGTATTCACTTCTTCGCGGTTCTTGCGAAAGTGCGTCACGTAGTCCGAAAGCAACTGAGCCTGAGCGATTCCGAAGAAGTTATACGACGGCTTGAGTAAGTCCGTCACCTCGTTTTCAACAAGGCGGATCAGGCGCGACGTATGCACCGCCGTGCCCATGATGTAAAACACAGCGGGCTTGTAAAAGTCTTCTTTCAGCGGGTCAGACGCGTTAAAGCTCTGCGGCGACGTGAAGATCGGATCAATCACGCGGAACGATACGCGGTCTTTCAGCTCCGTCGAGCGGGCTGTCTTATTAAGCACCTCATCCGGCTTGGCGTGCCCTGTGTCGATAAACAGGAAGGCGCCGCCCATCATGCCCATGGTCGTGAGCGCCTTATAAAGCGTATCGCGCAAACCGATCCGGGCAATCTCTTCCTCCAGCGCCTTCTTGCGCTTATCGTCGTCACACTTGATTTCAATCCACGCCCGCAGCATCTCATCGGTGCGGGTTTGAATGCACAGGCGAATCAGCGCGTCTTGCGAAAGCTGTTGCAGAACGCCGTAGCCAACAAAACTGACAAGGCTTGAGATCGCAGACCATTCGAACTTGGGCACGATGCCGCCGGCAAAAGCCGCGTCCATGGCGCCGTCAAGCTTTTTGTAGTGCGCTTTAGACCCTGCGAGTGACCGCGCGGGCTTAAGCAGTTCGCGGATATCCTTTTCCTGCGGGATAGCGTCGACCACCGTGGTGGTGCCGTCGTATTCGCCGGTGACCTCAAAGCCAGAGGCCGGGCGTTTCGTCTTCCGAGATTTTGAAGCCATAACCTCGCGCCTTTATGTAATCTGCCAGGGAATACCTGATGCTGTCATGCAAATGGTTGTTTTTGTCTAAGACGACCGGCAGAACCTCGCCAGTCAGTCTATCCGTTTTGTACGAGTACAGCCTGAACTCGTCCGCCGTGTGCACACATCGCGGGTCGATAACGACCTTGTCAAAGCTTCGAATAAAGCTAATGCCTTCCTCGATGCTCCCCGGCCATTTCTCGGCGCCCTCGATGTTGAACCCGTGTCGTTTCAGATAGCTGATTGTCTCAGGCCGAGCGCAGTCCGCCTTAATTGGCCATTTCGTCGACTCCGGCACCGAACGATACAGCTGAGGCAATTCGTCGATTTCAACCCCGACGCCATAGGCCTCATAGTCAATATACAGGCGATTATCCAAAATGAAGCACCGAACGAGCGTCGACGGGTCACGCGCAAAACCGAAGTCGGCGCCGAAAAATAGCCGGTCGGCCTGTTGCCAAAGATCGTCCGGAATCGACTCGACGACGTACTTGCCGCGGAAAATCTGCGCTCCGCTGATGGTGAGCGGGAAGCCCTCCCAAATGTGCTGGTACTTCTCGAAATCGTTCGCCTTGTCCCATTCCATCTGCTCACGCAGAACCTCAGGGAAATACGGGTTATCCGTGTAATTGACCTTGCGAACGTAGGCTCCTGGCGGGGGCGCCTCTAGGAAATCATTCGTGGGATCGTCGACTGTGAGCGGGTTGAACGTTAGCCACAATTCTGATCCCGGCTTTCGGATTGTCGGAATCAGCACGTCCCACGACTTCCGCGAAACGGATGACGCCTCCTCAATCCAGCAAATATCAATGCCTTCCTTCGACCTAATCGAGTTCTCATTACGCAAGAGGCCGGAGAAGATAAAACGGCTTCCGGTGCGCTTGTGTTCAATCTCCGACTCTTTGAAGTCGAACCGGTCAAATAAGCCCATGCGCTCCGCCGTGTCTTTCAGCGTCTGATACGACGAATCGCGGATAGAGTTCTGCACCTCACGACAGCACAAAATTCGCACCCGCCCGAAGTCCGCCATAGCGATAAGTGCGCGCGCAACTGCCCAGCTCTTCCCACTGCCTCGGCCTCCGTAAAAGACCTTGTATCGGTGCGGGCTATACAGTTCGGCGAATGGGTCGGCGCTTCCGGTTGTCATTACTTTTTACCGCGGGCCAGCGCGTTATAAATATCCTGCAAACCCTCGGGCGGTTTCTCCGTCGTCGTCATTTCACCTTCGAGGCGCTGAGTTTCCTTCCAACCGCATCGAGCCTTTAAATAAAAGATGATGGACGCCGTATCGCCTGATGCGATCTTTTCCATGAGCTTGCTACCGACGAAAACATTAGCCTTAGCCCGCCCTCTTTTTATCGCTTGCGCAAATTGTTCACTTTCTTGCTTCCTTCTTCTTAGCGTGCAGTAGGAAACACCGAGCGCCAGCGCAATATCTTCCTCAGAACTACAAATACGGGCGGCCTGCTCCACCTTTACAAGGTCGATCGGCATTCTTGCCCCTTTTGGTCTCATTGCGCTTCTCCTATAGCTGGTGCGTCTGTGCCGGGCTTTCGATCATCGCACCGCAAGGTACTTATGCACCTGCACGGACACGCGCCAGTCGTTCGCCATAGCGGCCTCAACACAGAGCTTCGTAGCCTCGACCCCCTGAGAAATCGGCTGAAGGTAAATCAGCGCGCCAGGGGCGTAGCTCAGACAGTTTCGCAACTGGTCGATTTCCTTTTGCGTCGCCACGGCCATTTTAATTTCATTAGCCCGGGCAAGTGCTTCGGGGAGCACCTTGCGTCCGCCAGCTTGGTCGATCTTTGGGCTAACAGTGACCCAAACGGTTTTGCTGACGTTGCCGATCGGCTCGGTGCCGCTTGTTTCGATTTGAACCGTGCGCCCCTGCTTTTCGAGTAAGTCGCAAAGCGGCGCGAGATCAAACAGGCAGGGTTCGCCGCCCGTCATTACAACGTGCTTGATCTTCGGGAACTTCTCGGCGATCGTCGCCGCCAGCTCCTCTGCCGTCGTCGTTGCGTAATGAGCGCAGTCCGCTTTTTGCAGGGCGAAGGATAGCGGCTTGTCGTTCGGCTCTCCGAGCTTCCATGTATGTTTAGTATCGCAGAAGAAGCACTGACATTTACACCCCTGAAATCGAATGAAAACAGAGGGCGTTCCCGTGTAAGAGCCTTCACCCTGAATGGAGGCAAAAAGCTCATTTATATAAAGCACTGAACAGCCTCCATTCGGCAGAACATTTCCGCGTCTCCTCGACGAGGATCGGATTTGTCCAGCCGAATTCCTTAATCGACCCGGCGATTCGGGCGACTTGATCGTCTGAATGCGTGCGGGCATTACGTGCATAAGGGATTAAATCCTCAATGCGGCGGTAGGTTACTTTCAGCTTGTCGGCCATAAAAAAATGCCCCAGGGGTGTGCCTCCCTAGGGCCTAAACGGAGAACAATTCCGAATCCTACGGAGTTTCAGAATTTCAGAAAACCACCGGAAGGCTAGCCGCTGCGATTCTGTCGGGCGCGAAAACGCAGGCCACAGCCTGCATTCCACCCGCTGATACACAGCTTCCAATTTTCCATAACGGATTATACAGGCCCCAGCCCGCAAAAGGTTAATTTGAAACGTACGATTTAATCGTACGGATTACGGCCCTCAGCTCGGCATATGGCCGCCTGAATTTGTTCAAGCGCCTGCCGTAAACGCTCCTGAATCGTGCGCAGGTTGACGCTGAGAAGGCGCCCTAAAAGGGCTCTGTCTCGCACGCTGTAGACGTACCACGCGAGGAGTAAATCTTTCGATCGTGCGTCCTTCATGCTCTGCCACGCGGCATCAATCAGCCAGCCTTCTGCGTAGTCCCACTGCGTCAGCGCCCGGGCCTCGGCCGCCTCATCGTCCGGCCAGCGCCGTTGATCGTCCTTCCCGAAAAGTTTCATATGCCGATATAGCATCGTTTCAGCGTAATGAGGGCGGTCTTTGACGACGCGCCCCCAAATCTGTAAGCGTTGGTCTAAGGCGGCGAAGTCGGTCGGGATTTGCAGGACGATATAGCGCGGCATTAGCGTGTGACCTCGTAGAGCGTTATGTCTGCCAAGGAAGCGACGGAATATTGCTTTGTCGCGGTTTCTGAACATATGCGCTTGTCATCGTCGTATGCGACGCCGTTTAGCGCGTCCTTGACGATTTTGAGCAGGTTGTCGCCGTCAGGCTTTTGGTCGTACGGCGCCAAGTCTGCGGCCTCGGCGCGGCGCTTTTTGCTCCACGACTTCGGCGGCTCAAAAAAGAAACTGCACTGAATCGCAAGCGGCACCCCGACGCGCTTATGAACGCCCTGCGCCCTCATGGCCTCGATGCACGCGGCTCGGACGGCGGCCTCATATCGGACAGTCTTCTCCGGCGTGTAGGCGAACCCTCGGCGGGTAAAGCGCGGGCGGGCCTTCCCGACCGGCTTCCCCTCGACGGTAAACCTCAGAATTTCAGTAAGCTGCATCGACGTCCTCCGGGCGCTGAGCATATCGCGCGACCTTCCGAGCGCTCACAAAGCGTCCGTAAAGCTCTAACAAGAACGCCGGGCCGTCGTCGATATTCATGCGCACGAGCTTTCCGAAGGCTCGAAACGGCACCGGTTGCGCGGGCGTTGTTCGGAATTCGAGTAAAACGCGCTCACCATATTCCGGCAGGTTTTGCAGGCGCTCTTTGCGGCCCTTTGTGATCTCCTGCCACACCGTGAAATTTTGATTTGCCACTCTGATCATCGTCATGCCGCCCCCAGTGTTCTTGATTCTCTGAATTCATCAACGATGGCCCGCGCCTCTTCGGGCGTAATGTCCGCCTCATCGTGCCAGTGACCTGCGTCCTCAAGCTCTCCGATCTTGCCCGCCTTGTCGACTCGGTATAGGTGCCAGTCCTTCGACGGAAAGAACTTGATGACGTACTTGCGCCCGGCCTCGTCCGTGACCTCAAACACCGTTTCAATGCTGTATCTCACCTCAGCCCCTTTGCCGGTCTCTTCCGGCGCAATGGGTAATGCTACGTTCGTTCGCGCGTAATGCCGACTTCACGCGGTCGGCTACACGCGCCATCCCGCCCGTAATCGTATCGTCATTGGCCTGTTTGATCTCGGAGCACGTGCAAAGCCGAATCAGCGCTAGAAACGTTTCCCGGGTTCCTTCACCGGCGACGATCTGCGTCAGCATCCGGCGGGCGTCGTAGGCGTCCATAATCAGCGCTGTTTCGCGCGTATCGTCCGCCGCCCGGCGCACGGCTTCGAGTAATAAAAGCTCTTCATCAAAGTAGCCCGATGGGACGTCGTACGGCTCTTCAAATCGCGGACTGGCGTTCATACCCGACCCCCGAAAACAGACTTAAAAAATTCGTCGATCCTTTGGCTTTCTGCGCTTTTGCAGGCTTTCGGCGCCCCCTGCATCCATAGCGTCCGCACGGCCTGCGCGCGTTGGTTGTGAATCTGCCGATCAATGTCAGCGGCCAAATCGTCCAGCCCGGCGCGTCTTAGCGCCGTCACGAGGTCTACCGCCCTTTGCCCGTCTATTTCGATTTTGTAGGTTGTCATGCTTCAGTCTCCTCGCGTTCGTAAGGCGTCGGAATGAGTCGCCACGCCTGCACGCTATACCGGCTCCAATCGCCCGCAAACCCTTTACCCGATTCGAACGGCCTGACCTCTACGCTTAGATGCCCGGTCGGCCCCTTAAGCGTCACAAGGTACCCCCCGGCCTTTGGCGGGTGCGTGGCCGCGTCGTTTTTGTCGTAGCTATGCCAGCCCTCCACGCCTCGGCTCTCTAGCACTGATTCCAATGCCTGCGTGACTTCCCGCAGCGTTCTTAACGCCGCCGTCAGCTTGTATTCAAGCACGCGCGGCGCCATTCTTTTCCTGTCAGTCATTTTTCGTTCTCCTAGATTTCGCGTCCGTCCAAACAATCGGCGGGCAGTGCGCTGTCGGGCAAAAGCCTCGGAAGTGCCCTTTCCGGGCTTGTGCAGAACACGGCTCCTCTCTTGTCAAACCACAGCGGCACAAGCCCCATGAAGTCGCCGTTTCGTTGTTTAGAAACTCGCAGGAGTGAGTCAGCTTCGTCCTGGTCCTCGGTCGGCGTGAGTTCGCGCTGTTCTGCCAGTCGCTCCTTGTCAAGGTTCCGGCGGATTAAAACGAGGTTGTCAATTTGGTCAACGATCGCGGACGAACCGCGCACCGCGAATTTATCAATCTCGTCCTTCTCGCTTCCGCCCTTGCGGACGTGATGGACGATGTGAATATGCACAGAAAGCTCGCGGGCAATCTGACAGCACCCCTGCACGAATTCCTTTTGCCCTGTGTAGTCGTCCTCGGCATGAACGACCTTCATGAGGTTGTCAATGAAGATGTGTTTACAGCCGAATTCTTTGGCCATCACCACGGACACGCCTAAAACGCCTTCAATCGTTATGGCTTGCTTCTCGTTTGAAAGGAGCAGGCCAGCGTCGCGGCAGTACTTCAAGAAGGCTTGTATTTTCTTCTCGTTCGCCTGCGCGTCATATTTTGTAGGGAGCCGCCCCCAGCCCTGTCGCAGCATTCGATAAAGCGTCCTAGCGGGCGTCATTTCAAAAGACTGAATGCCGACCTTCTGCCCGGCGGCCAAAAGCTGTAAGGCAACCTGCCCGGTGAGTAAGCTCTTGCCGTTGCCGTTCTGCCCGGCCCACATCGTTACTTCGCCTTCTCTGAAGGCTAGACGCTTGTCGAATACGCACGGCGTGCCAGCTAAGCGCCCTTCGATGATGCCAAACAAGGGGTCTTCAAAGTGGTCAGGTCGATAGATGACGTTGCGGGCGGACTGTTGCCACGCGGCGAATGCTGGGGAATAGTCGCGCGGTTGCATCGTCATTTCATTGATTGTCTTTTCTTGCATAGGGTAGTTCTCCGAATTTCTTCCAGTGTTTGTTTTTAAGGTAAACCAAAATGCCGTCAGGCGTCCAATAACACGACTTGTCCCGTGCTTTATCGCGGATCATCATCGCCAATTGCCGGGCTCTTCTCTCTGACCCGCGCACGTATTCGATCTCACAAGTCCGGTCAGTCCATACCTCGGGCTGGATGTCTGCAATGTTGTCGCTCTCTCGAATGTAGTAGTTAATAGCGCCAAAGAAAGGTGCCTTCCCGTCACCGCACTCGAACCCGTCAGGGAATAGGCAATAGGCTGGCGCGAGTACGAAATTTATCTGTTGTTGTTCTTTCGGTCTGTATACGCCTATTTCTACGTCTGTACCTTCAAGGTACCTACGAGAATTAAAAAAGGCGTCGATTTCTTCGGGCGTCAGCATGATTATCCAAACAGCAGCTCTGCCGCTTCCTCCTCCTCTTGTTGTTCCGGCTTACGGCTAGCCGACTTCTTAAACTCATTAACTGCCTGAGCCTGCGTGACCGGTCTGCGTCCTCCGTTCGCTCCGAACTGGTTGCTTCTTCTGATCCAGTTTCGCCACGTGGCAGGCCAGTCACGTTTTACTGCTCCTGCTCCTGCCTTCGCTCTCCAGTAGTCAATAAAGCAATCGAACTCAAAAGCTATTTGATCTGGGGATAAGTCGGGACGTACTTTAATCGCCTGCTCTCTCAGCTCAGGGGTCAGCTCTGTGAACGTGATGCGGCTTCCTTTTTTGCCCTCGGGTGTGGCGCTCGCGCAAGCGTGCGCATCTTCCTTCTTTATTATCTTCTTTATTACTTCTTTATTTGCCTTAACGTCGTTAAGGGTAGCCCTAAACGTCGTTAAGGGTAGCCCTAAACGTTGTTTAGGCTTAACGTCGTTAAGGGTAACGTCGTTAAGGGTAACGACGTTTGGGGGAGCCTCGTTGTGCGAGACCGAGTCGAGCACAAGAGGAGCGCCAGCGTACTCTTCCTGTTCTTTACTGTTCCTATTACTGTTCCTACTCACATTTTGTGAGCTACCC